AGGAATGTAGGATAGGTGTTCGCCTGTGAAACAACGTAAACCCATGCCTCGACGGTAAATGCACCGGTGCCAAGCTGGAAAGCTGCGTTGTCGGCATATCGGAAGTAATCACCGTTCCCATCAAACAAGCCAGAAGCGCCGCCAAACTTGGATTGTGCGGTGCTGATCTTCGCGTTGCCGTAAACGGTTGGCGCAAAGGCATTACTGCTGCTGTCGGTGAACGTCGTGCTGTTGTTGCTGCCGTTCATTGGCAGCAGCAGCGAGACGCTGGAGAACGACGGGTCGTAAGCGCCAGCAACCGGCACAGCGCCTGCCACTGTGATCGTTGCCGCCGGCACCGTCACAGAACCGCCACTGGACACAGCCGGCACCAAGGCTGCAATGCCAATGTCACCGGCCGGGATGAACACCTGCGTCTTGGGTCTGCCGACCAGATCCGGGACCACACCGGCCACACTCACTGATGCCACCGGCACCGGCACCGAGGCGCCGCTAGAAATCACCGGCACAGGCGCTGCCACCGTCACCGCCGCCGCAGGCACCTTGACGGCAGCGCCGATGGCGACCCGTGGCGTCAGTGCGGCCAGTGTCAGGCCAGCGGCTGGCACCGCAACCCGGCGGATGCGTGACGCGGCCACCACCACCTTGACGCTCACGGCCGGCACCGTCGTCAGGGCCTCCAGCGCATAGGGCAGGCTCAGTGCCGTCAGGCCCAGCCGCAGGGTGCCTTCTGCCAGCACCGTCTCATTGGCCACCGGCACCACCTGCGTCACAGTCATCTGACCGCCAACGATTGCCGGTGTGGTCGGCAGGCTGGTGATCCCAGGCGCCACCGGGAACCACCGGGACGCGAAGGTGCCGCCGACGCCACCCCAGAACAGCGCATCGGTGGCCACCACCATTCCCGAGGCATCGAAGGTCCAGCTGGTGCCGTTGGTGCGGTACTGAGCCGTGACGCCCTTGGCGGTGATCGTGAACGGTGCGAACGGTGCCGTTGGCATCAGCTCCGGCGCCAGCTGGATGTTCATCCCGTTGCGATTGCCAAGCAGCAGTCGGTTCTGCACCCTGCCGTACTGCTTGGCCTTCTGCGGTGCGTCGCTCGGGTAGCTGCCGTAGGTGCTGCCGACCTTGTAGAACCGATCATCCGGCGCATGGGGCAGGCTGAACTCGATCCGCCGCTGCGCTGAGGCACTGCCGACCGCCAGAGCCAGCTGTGACGTGCTCTCGACCCGGTAGCCGTTGTTTGGATCGCCACCCTTGGCAGCGGCCTGGTTGTTGACCTGTGCCGTGGTGGGCACACTCACCGGCTTGATGGCAGCCACCGTGTCAATGGTGGTATCAACGATGTTGAGGCCAGCGCCAACGACTGCATTGATCCAGCTGACTACGGCAGCGGCAGTGGTCAGGGAACTACGGCTTTCCGCAACGGCCTGCTGACCGTTCTGCTGACTCCACCAGGGGGCATAGGTTGTGGTCGTGATCTGCTGGACGTTGCCGAGGGTGAGGGTGTCGGTGACCTGTCGCTCCAGCTGGACTTGGCTGCTGAGGTTGATGCTGACCGATGAGCCATCACCAAAGGTGACCGGCACCGACAATGCACCAGCGGCAAACGCCAGAGCACCTTCAACGACCCGATCGACCCTGGTGGTGTTGCCTTCGTCGTCGTAGGTGTAGGTCTCGGTGGTGGTCTTGGAAACCGAGTAGTTGGATGCTGCAATGCCAGCCGCCAGGTACTGCTGCAGCAGGCTCCCGGCTTCCTTAGCTGCGCCTGACGTGAACGTCTCAACCCTCTGGCTCACCAACCGCAGCACCTCGCCGTCGCTCTTTGTCAACTCGATGTAGCGAGTCTGGGTGTCGGTCGTCTGAAGGATGTTGTACGTCTTGGTGATGTTGCTTGTCGTGCCAGCCGGCGTGTAGGACACCAGCGCCTTGGAGCTCTGGCTGCTGATCTGCCGGTCCCACGTCTGAGGCCGCGTCTGCTGCACCTCACCTTTGAGCTTGAGCGTGCTGTAGCTGACGGTGACAGCCTCACCCGGCAGCTGACCGACGCCGATCTTGCTGATGTCTACCAGCTGGGTGGCATCAAAGGCCGGACCGGTGCCGCCGCTTTGATCCAGGCTCAACACCTGAAGCACCTCATCGGCGTCCAGATAGCCGCAGCGGCTTTCGGACACCAGCAGATCGCTCAGGACCGAGACGTACCCACCGCTTAAATCAAACTTGGCAATGCTGAAGTAGTTGGACAGGCCCAGGCCGCTGCTGGTGATGCCAAGCTCCGTCAGGCACTTACCGGCGATGGAGGCTGCAGCAATCGGCAGGGTGATGATCTCGGCGTCGGCTTCCGTCAGCGTGTTGCCGGGGTCGTCGAAGGCCGTCCAGTTGATGCGGTCCCGCTTATCCTGCAGGTAGGTCAGCTTGCAGCCGAGTTCCACAGACGTGGTAGCCCGGAACGGATCGGCGAAGCTGGACAGGACGCGGAGTTTGCGCGGAATCGTGCGGGTGACGCCACCCTTCGTGTAGCTGATGGTGACGGCCGTGCCGATCGCTGGCGTGATCACATCCGCAATCACCACGCTGCCGGTGCATTTGATTAGCCCGGTGCCTTGCACGTAGTCATCCGACACGCTGCCGCTGATGACGGTGCCAAGCGAGCAGGAGACGACGCAGCGGATATCAACAGCCATCAGATGATCTGCAGCGCCGTGAGCTGGACCGTGTAGCGGGTGGACTTGGCACCGCCGGAGATGATCACCTCAGCATTGGCCGTCGGCTCACTGACCGGGAACCAGCTGGAGGCGGCAGGGCTGCTGGCGATGGTGGTGTCGTACCAGCTAAGGAGGTCGCTGTAGGTTCCCGAGCTGATGTAGCCCTCGATCTGCCTGATCTTGTGCGCCGCCAACGGGCCGGTGATGTAGCTGGTGCCTGCTGCGGTGAGCGCCACGCTGGGCCCATCCCTGCGCGTCTCCATCGGCCGGGTGAGCGTCACGGTGCAGCTGCCGAGGGTGACGGTGCCGAGGGAGGGCGTCTTGGCTTCACCCTGCTGCCTGGACTTCTCCTCCTGCCGCAGCAGCACCGCCAGCGCCTGGTTGGCATCCACCAGCGTGGCGGTCACCTGCAGGTAAGCCCCGACCTGCTCGGCGCTGGGCGGATCGGCAAACCAGCAGGCCAGGGCCGTGACCGACAGGCCATTGATGCTGGCGATCGTCAAGCTGACGGTGGTGCCAACGGTGCCCGAGCTCAGCGTGTCGGCATCGGTGATGCGGGTGCCGCGCCAGGTGTCGTAGATGCCCACCAGCGAAGCCCACTGCACCGGCGTCAGCAGGCCCGCAAGCCTGAAAGTGCGAGCGGTGAGGCCGGTGCGGGCCTCGCCCTCGTAGGCGAAAGGCTGGGCAGTGAGGTTGCTACAGCTGAAGGCGCCGATCGTGATGATGTCGCTCATGGTCAGACGCGGGGGAGAGGAATCGGGGCCGACTGACCGGGGAGCTGCAGGTAAACGCTGGTGTCTTTCAGGGTGTTGGCTGCAGTGGCTGCGGTGTTTTCTTGGATTGCCTGTTCCAGCTGCTTCTGCGCTGGCGCCAGCTGCTCCGCAAAGGCGGCCACCCTGAACAGCCGCTCTGGTGTGCTGATGTCGATGCCGGTGCGGATGTCGCCGCGATCCACCAGCGGCTGAATGGCAGCACGGGCTCGGGCGATCTGATCCTGTTGAGCGCGTGGGCCGATGAAGTCAAACCCGCCGCGAAGGATGCCCTGAAGGTTGGCCTGCGCACCCTTAAGCGCATCCGCTGCCGTCTTGGCGTTCTGCACCAGCGAGATGCCGGCATCGAGGTATGCCTTGCGGACCCCGGCATTGGCCTCGGCCACCTTTGACAGCAGGTTGTCCACCTCGGCGGAGCTGCGCTCAGCGGCCGGCTTCGCCAGCTCGGCATCTACCGCCGCCTGCGCCCGTGCCACATCTCGCCGTGCCGCCAGGATCGCCTGCTGGTTCTCCAGCTGCACCCGTGCGGTGGCGGAGATGCCTTCACCGGTGCGCAGCGACTGCAGCTCCAGCGCCAGCAGCTGCTGCCTGTAGTTCAGCTCCTGCTGCAGGCCCTGGGCGGTGATGGCGTTGAGGGCTTGCTGGGCCGACGCTTGCCGCTGGGCCTCCAGCAGCTTTGGATCAACCTGTGATGGCGTCGGCGGCTCAAGCGTGGTGCCAGCGGACAGGGCTTGGAAGTCCTTGAGCGCTTTCTGCGCTGTTCTGCGGGCGTCCTCGATGGCCTTCTTGCTGCCTTGAAAACCTTTCTCAATAGCGACAGCCGCGATACCCGTTGCTACAGCTGCCCCCAGCAATACTCCCCACCCAGCGGGTCCAGAGAGAGCCAACAGACCAGCCTGCGCAATGCGTGCTGCCTGCACTGCCAACGCATAGGCCTTGAACGCCGCAATTACGGTCAGCACACCGATCGCCAACGGTGCCAGCGTTCGCGCAATGCCAACGATGCTCTGAGCAAAGGCCACCAGGCCCTCGCGGTTCGCTTTCAGGAACCCAGAGAATGCCTTGATGCCAGCGCTGACCGTCTGGATGCTGCTGACTAGTGCCGGGCCGAACGCCTCGGCCGCTGTCTCGCGCAGGTTGGTGTAGGCAATCCCGAGCTCCTCGATCTGCGCACGCCCCGGCACGGTTGCAGTAGCCAGCGACTTGGCTGCATCAAAGATGATCTTGCTGGTGATCTTGCCTTGTGATCCCAGCTTCTTCACCTCGCCTACATTGACGCCCAGCGTCTTGGCGATGGCTTGCGACAGCGCCGGCAGGTTTTCCAGCACAGACCGCAGTTCATCACCCTGCAACACACCAGCCGCCAGGCCCTGCTTGAGCTGCATCAGCGCACCCTGCGCCTCTGCAGTGGTGACACCCGACAGCCGAGCGGCATTGCTGACGCCGACGAACAAAACTTCCAGCTGATCCAGGCCGATGCCAGTGCCACGCAGTGCCGCATACAGCTGGGCAAAGCTCTGCCGGGCATCCAACGCGCTGATCCCGAGCACCTTCTGAATGCGCTGCACGGACTGAGCCGCTTGACCGGCCTCGCCATAGGCGCCAGCCAGCGCCTGCAGCTGAATCTTGGACCGCTCAGATGCCTGCCCAGTGCTGATGATCTGCTGGGTCAGCGCACCGATGCCCACCACGCCGACAAGGCCAGCGATGCCGCTCAGAACGTTAGAGACACCTCCAAAAGCCCGCTCCATCTGCTGGCCGGTGGCTACAGCGCTGGCCTTTGCGCGATCCAGGCCAGCCTTGAGCGGTGCATCATCCACCGACAGCTTGAGTCTGGCTTCCCCGAGCTGCTCCGCCACTGCTACATCCTCAGTGGCCTAGGTTGCCGGGAAACCTAGGGCATGACTTCAGCCCTCTCTGCACTGGCTAATGCCACCGCAGTGTTCACCCTGCCGACCGTTGGCACTACCACGGATGCCGTGACAGGTAACGTCCTGCCGGCGGAGGAAACCGCCACGGTGACGCTGTACCTGCGCCAAGGCGGCCCGCAGGCGGCTGGGCTGGAGGGCGTGGACACGGACACCATCGTCTGCGAAGGGTATGCCGTTGAGCCGCAGGCCCTCGATGCACGCATCAGGCCCGGCACCCGTGGCACGGTGACGATGAGCGGCCGCGAGATGCCGTGCGAAGTGCTGCAGGAACGCTTCCCCTACGGCAACACCGGCCTGCTCGGCACCACCCTGCAGACGATCCTGGGCGATCGTATCCGGCTGGCGGCATACCTCTATGGCTGAGGTCAGAGCCAGCCTGAGCCTCAAGGGCTGGAATGCCACCCAGCTCAAGCTGCGGGTGCCGGTGATCCTGCGCCGTTATGGCGACGTGATGGACAAGCAGTTGAAGGATGAGATCCAGACGGTCCAGTTCCCTTGGCCGCGTCAGACCAGGCGCCGCAATGGCACCACTGTGGGCAGCCCGCGGGACATTGTGGACCTTGGCACCTTCCTCCGGTCCCAGCGCCGCGAGTATCCCTCAGCCACCCAGCTGCTGTTCACCTGGGACGCCAGAAGCGACAAGGGCTTCATGTATGCCGGCCTCATCCTGACCGGCTACACCACCAAGCGGGGCACCGTCGTGCCCGGCCGGAACTGGATCAAGCCAGCCCTCGACAAGCACCCGCTCAATGGCTTCTTCATCCGCGAGTGGCGGAAACTCAGCGGCCAGGGCCTCTGATCAGCTGACCGTCGCCACCGTCAGCACCGGCGCAGTATCGCCAGCCCCCACCACTGCGGCGTCGGTCATGGTGAGCACGTCGCCGACCTTGTAGTTCTCGCCGCTGGCCACAACCGTCACGGTCTGGATCACACCGGAACCGTTCACGGTGATGGTGGCGGTGCCGTTCTTGCCGCTGCCGTTGCCCTGTGCCGGGGTGGTGCTGACCAGTGCCACACCAGTGCCAGCGCTCAGGCCATTGCCGGCGCCCGTGAGGGTCAGCGTGGCCACTCCGTCGCCCTGCTGGTAGTTCTTCGGCGCACCGTAACCGGCCAGGTCAAACGTGCAGGTCGCAATGTTGCCGGCCTCCAGGCTTTCGCTCCAGTTCGACACGAACGCCACACCGGCATCCACCTGCGGGTCGGTGTTGGTGCTACCCACCAGCGGCAGTTCCCGGTACCACTGCACCGCTACGCCGTTAGCGCTGGTCTGCGCTGCACGCTTAAGGATCTTGTAGCCGTCCGAGGTGGGGTCCAGGTTCAGGGCGCAGCCGATGGTGTAGCCGTTGCCGGTGACAAGGCTGGTCTTGAAGCCGAAGTCGGTGCTGTAATCCAGCACGTCCTGCGTGTCGGAGCTGACCGAGATGGACGCATTCGTCAGGCTCAGGATCTCCGTCATCGTGCTGAACGATGTAGGAACGCTGGAAGCAGTGGTGCCGAGCTTGACCCAGAACCTGAGATCAAGCGCCGCGAAATAGGTTCCGGCCATGAGAAGGCTGATGTTGTGCCCTAGGTTTCCGCAGCCTCCAGCACCTCCCACGGCGTCGCCCGTGGGCAGACGTGCAGGTCGAAGCCCATCGTGTCGTGGCTCATCCCAGAGGTGGCCACCAGGCAGTCGCGCAGGTCGTCAGCGCTGATGCTCAGCTCTTGACACACGGCCTCCGGCGCCCAGCCAATGTCTATCAGCTTCCGCGCCCGCAGGCCCAGCTCCCGGGCTCTGTGCGTGGCTCCAATGCTCCAGTTGTGGGAGCGCAGGTAGTGCAGCACCTCGCCCTGCGCAAACCGCCAGTAGATCGTGCTGAGCTTCCCGCGTTCGGGATCCCAGGCCCGGCAGGCCTTGAGGAACGCAAAGTCACAGCACGAGTTCACGTCCTCGCGTGCCAGGCAGTGCCCGTACTGCTGGCTCAGCCGGTGGGCGAACTTGCGCACCAAGCCGATGTTCTGGGCGTACATCTTGCCGAACCGGCGCCGCTCCTCCCGGCTCAGCGGGTCGGCTAGGTGCGGCTTCGGCTTGACCGCTGCAGGCTCTCCAAACAACAGCAGCTGGAGAGCAGGCACGGCATCAGCTGCGAACGACTCTTACATTACCGGTACCCACCGGAACCGACGTACACAAGCAGCCGAGCGTTTGCCGCAGGCTCGGCACCACGTTCAGCGCATTCCGGCTGGAGGGCACCGCGCCATCCTTGAAGTCCACCGCAATCACGTCAACCCGAGCGCTCTTCAGGCTGGCGTTGGGGATCCCGGGGATCAGCTCGGCATTGCCCGGGCCCGTGGTGCTCAGCAGCGTCGGTGTCGTCAGCAGAGCTTCCGCCAGATCAAAGCACGCCTGCTTGATCGGCTCCGGGATCACGGTGCTGCTGTAGCTCCACTCACCGCATTCCGCATCGGTCCGGGGCCAGTCCAGCGCCTGCGTGGTGGAGGCCCGGCTGCCGATCCAGTCCAACTGATCCAGGTAGCGGGTCGCCATGATCAGCGCCCGGCCCTTGTTGTCGGTGGTGGCACTGCTCCACTTGAGCGTGCCGAGGTACACATTGGCCAGATCATCCGCCTGCGCCACCGTCAGGTAGCTATTGGCGCTGCTGGACCCTGCGGTAGCGGTGACGGTAACAGTCATGTCTTAGGTTGCCGCCAGCGCTTGACGGCCTGGTCGAAGCTGACCTTGCCGTCGATCAGGTCCTGCCCCAGCTTCTTGCCAAAGATCGCCTGCGCCGTCTCGGGGTTGTCCTTGACCCACGTCTTAGCGGCCACCTTGAAGCTGAGCGCCTGCTCAGCACCGTCACCATCAGCCGGACGTTTTGGCGGCACCTTCTCCCCGGACGGGTTGATCATGTCCTGGTTGCGCCACTTCCACGGGACCAGATAGCAGCGGCACTGGGCGTGAGGTGAGACCTTCTGATAGTCCGGCGGAAACCGCTTGCCATCCAGCCGCAGGCACACTGGGCACGTCCGGCTGTCCAGCACAGCGGTCCACACCAAACCCTCGGCACCTAGCCAGTCAGGGTCTGTCTCAAACTGGTAGATCAGCTGCTGCGCGGCGCTGCCGGCCTCATGCGTGGCGGTGCGGATGATCGCCTCGACGTTGTTTTCGGTCACCCTGACCACGGCGTCCTGATAGGTGGCAAACGTCTCACCGCCCACGTCGCTGAGCCCGAGGCGAATGAACCGCTCGACACGATCAGCCACTGCCGCAGGTAGCACCGTGGTCAGCTGGGCCTCCAGGGTCTTGCCGGCCACGACCTGCTGATTGATCAGCCGCGAGGCCTGCATGGGGGTCAGCTGCACCGCACCCTCAGCCGTGAGGCTGCCACCGGCGCGCTGCACCATCTGCCGGGCGAAGTCCAGCTGTTGCTCAACGAACGGCGTCAGGGCCTGCTGCAGGGCAGCGAGCTGCGGTGCGCTGAACGACTCCTGCACGCTGCGGGTGACGGCTGCCACCAAGCGCCGGATGTTCTCTTCACGCCGAGGCCCCACCGCCAGCACACCGCTGCCGCCCACCACGCGCTCGATGCCGGTGAGCGTCAGCCGCAGATCCCGCAGCGCCTGCTGCACCAGCCGGTCCTCGAGCTTCCGTTGCCGGAGGGCGTTCCTTAGAAACGCCTCCACCTGCATCGAGAGGTCTGGTTCCACCTCAGCTGATGTAGGCGACGACCTTGCCGCTGGTCAGCTTGATGGTGGTGAACAGGCCCGAGATGGTGGCACCCGCCGGGATCGGCATGCTCGCCAGGCTGTCGGGACTGCTGCGGCACACGGTCTCAGTGGCCAGCACCGTGGCCTCCAGTGCGCGGATAGCAACGAAGCGACCCTCTACCGCTGTCGTGCCGCTGATGTAGCGGAAGTTGCTGTATTCGGGGAAGTAGTCGCTCATCCCTGCTGCATCACGATTTGCCGTAGCTTGCCGGTCCGCCTTGTCGGCACCGGCTCAGGCTCCTGCGCCTGCTCTGGCTGCTGCACATGCAAAGAGGCCACCTCCGAAGAGGCAGCCTCCCGCAGTGCTCGCCAGCGATTGGCGAACAGACCCATCAGCCGCCCTTGCGGTAATAGGTGACTGCCGGCGTACCGATTGCCGTGACACGACCCACGTAGGTGGCCGAGGTAGCAGCGGCAACGGTGGCCGAAGCCGTGGCACCGCCGAGGGTGACGCCAGAGCCTGCCGCCAGGGTCAGCGCACGGGTGGCGCTGGCCGCGTTGACGATGGTCAGCTCAAAGCAGCTGCCGACCTGCACACCATCACCCAGCAGCGACACGATGGCCGAGGCAGAGGCGGTAGTGATGGTCTTGTCGGTAGAAGCCGGCGTCATGGTGACGATGGCCTCTGCCGACTGGGCAGCCGTCAGGGTGGTGTCGGCGTTGCTGGCGTCCAGGATGGTGCGGACGCGGCTGGTGCGTCCGAAGTTGGGCGCATCAAGATGGAACTTCATGGCTCAACCTCAGACGTAATAGGGGCAGGTGCAGGTGACGCGGGCAACGCCAATGTTCTTCTTGTCGAAGACCTTGGACCAGTTGCCAGCGGTTGCCAAATCAGCTGCAGTCGGGTTGGTGCTGCCGCCCCAGCTGGCGCCGAGGGGGTGATAGCACATGTCCCACTGCACCTTCAGCACATCTTCTCCACCGGAGGTGAGGATGTCGCGGTCGGACTCGGTACGCACCGGAGCCTGGAAGGCTTGGCCGAGAGCGCCGGTCTTGAACACGTACACGCCGTACTTGTAGGAGCCAGCGCTGCCGGTACGGGGTGCAGCATCAGAGACGATGACGGCTTTAGAGCCGAACATCGGAACCTGACCGCTGGTCCCGAAGGCGTTGGAGAAGTCCCCACCGATGGCGTTGCTAGCAGTGATGCTGCCGGCGGCGATGGTGCTGGCGGTGATGCCAGGGAGCTCTTTGGCGTTGACGTAGTTGATCATCTCCCGGACGCGCAGGTAGGCGTACAGGTCGGGGTGAATGACGATGCTACCGAACTGGTCAGCATCTTCACCGAGGATCGCGTCAGCCAGAACCAGATGACGGGGAGACAGGTCGGTTTCACCCGAGCCGGTCGCATCCACGCACATGGTCTCAAAGGCGGCGCCAGAGTTGCTGGAGCCCAGAGCACCGAACACACCGGACATGACCGCCAGGAGGTCGGTCTGCTGGGCATTCAGCACGTAGTCGGTGACGCGGCGACCGATGGCAGCCATCGGATCGTTCTCAGCGCCGACTGCCAGCTTGGCCAGCTCGGAGCTGCCCCAGAC